ATCGCGCAGCGCACGCTGTCGGCGATCTGCCACGCCACGGGCAAGCTGCAGGTGAACGACAGCGAGGAGCTGCACCTGATCCCGATGACGATCCAGGTGGGGGTGAAGCCCCCGAAGGACGGCTACGGCGAGCGCAACACGATCCGCTACCTGGTGCCGGAGGCCCCGGCGCAGGCAACCCCGCCGAAGCCCGCCGCCACGCAGCAAGCGACCGCGCCCGCTCAGTCGGCGCCCGCCCGTCCGGCCACCGCACCCTGGAACCGCAAGAGCTGACGCCCTCGGCCGTCGCGGGCGGATAGCGCGCGGCGGCCCGGACATCGCCAGACCCGAGAGACCGACCATGACCAACTCCACCGACGCGGCCTGCGTGGCCGCGAACACCCCCGGCTTGCCCGACGACACCCGGCGCCTGATCGAGATCGAGGACGCCATTGCGAAGATCCGCACGCAGATCGCGACTACCGATCTGACGCGGCAGCGGACGGCGCAGCCGATCGACCCCGACTGGTTTCACCGCGCGCGCACGGCGCTGCGTCACCTCAACCGCGAGCGCGCCGAGATCGTCGCCCGTCAGGGCGGCCGCCGCCGGCGCGAGCGCCTGAAGGACATGATCATCGCTGTCCTGCGCGAACGCCATGACAGCGCCGCCTGGGCCGCTGTGCTGGCGGAGGCGCGAGCGCGGCTCGAGCGGGAGGAGGCGTGCTGATGGCCGAGCTCCCCGAACCCCCGACGCCGACCCTGTCCGCGATCTACGCCTCCTTCGAGGCGCGGCAGGGCGACGGCTTCCGCGACCACCTCGGCGCCTCGCTGATCGGCAAGTCCTGCGCCCGCGCGCTCTGGTACGACTTCCGCTGGGCGACGCCTGCGCGGCACACGGGCCGCATCCTGCGGCTGTTCGAGACCGGCCAGCTGGAAGAGGCCCGGCTTGTCCGCGACCTCCGCGCCACCGGCGCGACGGTGCTGGAGGTCGATCCCGATACCGGGCGGCAGTTCCGCGTCGAGGCCCATGGCGGGCATTTCGGCGGCTCGCTCGACGGTGTCGCCCTCGGTCTGCTCGAAGCGCCGAAGACCTGGCACGTCGTCGAGTTCAAGACGCATTCCGCGAAGAGCTTCGCCGAACTGGTCGCCAAGGGCGTCGCGCTCGCCAAGCCCCAGCACGCCGCGCAGATGCAAATCTACATGCACCTGACGGGCATCACGCGGGCGCTCTACGTCGCGGTCTGCAAGGACACCGACGCGCTGCACATCGAGCGTGTTCCGGCCGACCCCGAGATGGGCGACCGCCTGCTGGAAAAGGCGCGACGGATCATCTTCGCCCAGCATCCGCCCGAGCGGATCAGCGCGGATCCCGCCTGGTTCGAGTGCCGGTTCTGCGACCACCACGGGCTCTGCCACGGCGAGGAGGCCGCGGCCGTCACCTGCCGGTCCTGCCTGCATTCCACGCCCATCGAAGGCGGCTGGCACTGCGCACGCCACGACCAGCTGCTCGACCCGGCCGACCAGCGCCGCGCCTGCGCCCGGCACCTGTTCATCCCCGATCTCGTCCCCGGCGAGGTGACCGACGCAGGCGAGGACTTCGTCTCCTACCGCATGCGCGACGGCTCGGCCTGGATCAACGACGCCCGCGAAGAGGAGGCCGCCGCATGCTGACCCTGCGCCCCTACCAGCAGGCCGCGATCACCTCGATCTACGGCTATTTCGAGAAGGAGAGCGGCAACCCGCTCGTCGTGATCCCCACGGCCGGCGGCAAGAGCCTCGTCATGGCCGCCTTCATCGACGGCGTGCTCAAGGCCTGGCCCGACCAGCGCGTGCTCGTCGTCACCCATGTCCGCGAGCTGATCGCGCAGAACCATGCCGAGATGCTGGGGCTCTGGCCCGAGGCGCCGGCGGGCATCTACTCGGCCGGGCTCGGCCGCCGCGACGCGCGGGCCCGGATCCTCTTCGCCGGCATCCAGTCCATCCACGACAAGGCGACACGCATCGGTCATGCCGATCTGGTGCTGATCGACGAGGCCCATCTGATCCCCGGGCGGTCGAACACCATGTATCGCCGCTTCCTCAACGATCTGCAGGCGATCAACCCGGTGCTGAAGGTGATCGGTCTGACGGCAACGCCCTTCCGGCTCGACAGCGGCATGCTGCACGAGGGCGAGAACGCGCTCTTCACGGACATCGCCTACGAGGTGTCGGTCCGCGACCTGATCGATCAGGGCTATCTCGCCCCGCTCATCTCGAAGCAGACGAAGACCCGCCTCGACGTGACGGGCGTGGGATCGCGGGGCGGCGAGTTCATCGCGCGCGATCTCGAGGACGCGGTTGACCAGGACGCCATCACGCGCGCAGCCGTGGCCGAGGTGATTGCCCATGGCGAGACGCGCCGGTCCTGGCTCGCCTTCTGTTCCGGCGTGCGCCACGCCACCCATGTCGCCGAGGAGTTCCGCCGCCGCGGGGTCACCTGCGCCACCATCTTCGGCAAGACGCCAAAGGACGAGCGCGACGCGATCATCGCCGCCTTCAAGCGCGGCGAGATCAGGGCGCTGGCCTCGATGGGCGTGCTGACGACGGGCTTCAACGCGCCGGCCGTGGACCTGATCGCGATGCTGCGGCCCACCAAGTCGGCCGGGCTCTATGTCCAGATGGCCGGACGGGGCACGCGGCTCGCCGAGGGCAAGGAGAACTGCCTCGTTCTCGATTTCGCGGGGAATGTCCGCCGGCATGGCCCCATCGATCTGGTGCGGCCGAAGCGGCCGGGCGGTCCGGGCGACGGGCCACCGCCCACAAAGATCTGCCTCGAATGCGGGACCATCGTGGCCATCGCCGCTCTCGAATGTCCCGGCTGCGGCTTCGAGTTCCCCGGCCGCGAGGTGAAGCTCGAGCCAACCGCCTCGACGCTGGAGGTGCTGTCGACCGGCAAGCCGCAATGGGTCGCCGTCACCGACGTCACCTACAGCCGTCACGAGAAGCGGGGCGGGCGGGTCTCGCTCAAGGTCACCTACCGCTGCGGGTTCGCCTTCCACACGGAATGGGTCTGCTTCGAACACGAGGGCTATCCGCGCCGGAAGGCCGCGAGCTGGTGGCGCGAGCGGGCGCCCGAGCTGGAGGTGCCCGGGTCCGTCGACGAGGCGCTCATCCTGGCAGACCGGTTGCGCCGCCCCACCGAGATCGCCGTCCGCCCCGCGGGCCGCTTCACCGAAATCACCGCCTACAGGTTCGCCCCATGCCTTACGTCCGTGCCGGGCTCTGCGCCGTCTGCCATCGAGAACCCCGCGGCTGGGGCTGGTTCGACGCGCGCTTCCGCGTCTCCGACCCGCGGCGCGACACGAGCCGCAGAGACCTCTGCAGCCGGGCTTGCCAGGACATCTGCCACCGGAGGTCGGGCATGATCGATCCGACCCCTAATGAGACGGCGGCCATGGTCGAGGGTGGCAAGGCCGGCGGCGCCTATCTCGACAGCCTCGGTCGGACCGATCTCGCCCAGCTCACCGAGGGGGAGTGGGACACGTTCGTCGAGGTGATCGTCACCGGCTACTGCGACCACTTGCGTGAGCTCGCGGCGAAGGACCGCGCGCGGCTCGACGGCATGATCCCGGAGGTGCCCTTCTGATGGCGGACACCTCTTGGATGGCGCGCGTCGGCGCGCGTCTCGTGACCAACGGCTACGCGATCCTGCCGATCGCGCCCGGCACCAAGAAACCCGGCCAGTTCGCCCGCGCGGCCTGGCACGACTACCCGCAGTGGAACCGGCACGCGAGCCGCGCCACGACCGAGTTCGAGGTCGCGACGTGGTCGACCTGGCCCGACTGTGGGGTCGGGATCGTCGGCGGCGCGGTCGCCGCACTCGATATCGACATCGCCGGGGACGGCGAGCTGGCGCTGCACATCGAGCGGCTCGCCCGAGAACGGCTGGGCGACACCCCGGCGCTCAGGATCGGCAAGCCGCCGAAGCGGCTCCTGGTCTATCGTACGACCGAGCCCTTCGCCGGGATCCGGCGCGCGCCGCTCGAGGTGCTTTGCCTCGGGCAGCAGTTCGTGGCCTATGCCGAGCATCCCGACACCGGCCAGCCCTATGCGTGGCCGGACGAGGGACTTGCGGATCTCGACATCGAGAGCCTGCCCGAGATCGACGCCGAACGGGCAGCGGCATTCCTCGGCGAGGCGCTGGCGCTGATCCCGCCAGATCTGCGCCCGAAGAGCCTTGGTGCGAAGGCGGCGAACGGGGCAGCGCACCCGTGTCTGTCGGCGCATGCACAGGCCGGCACGCTGGCGGCGATCCGGAGCGCACTCGCCTGGTTGCCCAATGCCGAGCTCGACTACGACAGCTGGATGCGCATCGGCATGGCGTTGAAGGGTGCGCTGGGCGAGGAGGGCGCGACGCTCTTCGCCGACTGGTCGGCGCAGGCGGCCAAGAACGACCCGGCCGCGACGGAGAAGGCTTGGGCGAGCTTCAGGCCCGCGCGGATCGGCGCCGGCACGATCTATCACCTCGCCATGGAGAAGGGGTGGCGTCCCGACCCCGACCTGCTGCTCGACGGCAGTCAGAAGGATTTTGCGGCCGACGAGCATCCCGCGGCCGGCCTCCTCGCGCGGCTCGCCCAGCCCGAAGCCCCGATGCCGATCCTCCCGCCTGCGCCATCGTTCACGCTGACGATCCCGGGCGGGCTCGTGGGCGATCTCGCCCGCTACATGATCGACACCGCGCGCAGGCCGCAGCCGCTTCTGGCGGTGGGCGCCAGTCTCTGCGCCCTCGGTGCGCTGATGGGGCGTCGCTACCGCACGACAACCGACCTGCGCACGAACCTCTACATCGTCGGCATCGCGGACAGCGGTTCGGGCAAGAACCACGCCCGCGAGGTCGTCAACGAGCTCTTCTTCGCGGCGGGGCTGGCGCATCACCTCGGCGGCAACAAGATCGCCTCCGGTGCGGGGCTCCTGACCGCGCTCCACCGGCAGCCGGCCATCCTGTTCCAGATCGACGAGTTCGGGATGTTCCTCGCGGCGGCGGCCGACCGGAAACGCAGCCCGCGCCACGTCACCGAGATCCTCGACAACATGACCGAGCTCTATACCGCCGCCTGCGGGGTCTTCCTCGGCGCGGAATACGCCAACCGGGACGGCTCGAACGAGCGGCGCGACATCGTCCAGCCCTGCCTCTGCGTCTACGGCACGACGACGCCGCTGCATTTCTGGGGGGCGCTGCAGGGCGCCAATGTCGTCGATGGTTCGCTCGCCCGGTTCATCATCCTGCCGAGCGAGGAGGACTATCCGGACGAGAATCGTCGTGCCGGGCTGCGCACGTCGCCGCGACCGCTGATCGAGGGGCTGCAGCGCCTTGCCGAGGGCGGCGGGGCGAGCGGCAACCTGGCGGGCCGAACCTCCGGACCCGAGACCGCCGTCGATCCGATGACCGTGCCGATGGACGACGACGCGCAGGCGCGTTTCGATGCGCTCGGGGAGGAGATCACCGCCGAGCTCAGGGCCGCGGCCGGCACATTCCAGACGCCGATCCTCGCCCGGATCGCGGAGAACGCGGCCAAGGTGGCGCTCGTCCTCGCTGTTGGGCGGGATGAGGTCCAGCCCATCATCCGGCTCGAGGAGGCCGTCTGGGCCATCGACTTCGTGCGCCACTTCGCACGGCGCACCATCGATGCCGTCGAGCGCCATGTCGCCGACACCGAGACCGAGGCGCATCTGAAACGCCTGCGCGAGATCATCCGCAAGGCGGGATCGGCCGGCGTCACCAAGTCCGAGCTGACCCGCGCCTCGCAATGGCTCCGGGCGCGCGACCGCGACGACATCCTGCTCACGCTGGTGGAAAGCGGTGACATCGTCACGGTGGAGCAGGAGACCGGGGGTCGGAAGGCTATGCGCTTCCGGGCGCTGCGGTGAGGGCCGAGACGATGCTTCCTTCAACAGCCCCCATCCTTCATTTGAAGGAAGTACCCGCCCAAGCCTACGTCCTGGAACGGAAATCCGGCGCGGCGGACTTCTTTCAATATTTCACGCAGAGACCCTCGCGCGCGTGGACGGGGCGGGACGCCACACACATACCCCATGAAGTATCTGAAATATTGAAAGAAGGGATTTATACTCATTCTGCCAATGGCTTGCGTCCCCACTTCCTTCAAGCGGACGGGGTGAAACCATTGAAGGAAGCGCCGGGCGCTCCCGGCAACGACAACCTGACCCTGACCAGACCTCGCGATCCCGGCCCGGGCGCGCGTGCTGCCCTCACCAGACAGCCGTGCCGCCCCGGCCTCTCACTCGAAGAGGAGGTCGTCATGGACCGCTCCCCACACATCGCCCCGGTGCCTCTCACGGCTGCCGGCAGTCTCAACCGCTGCATTCTCGCGCTGGATCTCGGCACCAGCACCGGCTGGGCGTTGCGCGCGCCGGACGGGCTGCTCACCAGCGGAACTGCGAGCTTCAGGCCCGGCCGCTATGACGGCGGCGGCATGCGCTACCTGCGCTTCACCAACTGGCTCACCGAGATCGACCGCCTGTCGGGGCCGCTCGCCGCGATCTGGTTCGAGGAGGTGCGCCGCCACGCCGGAACAGACGCGGCCCATGTCTATGGCGGGCTCATGGCCACGCTGACCGCATGGGCGGAACTGCGTGGCGTGCCCTATGCCGGCGTTCCCGTCGGCACGATCAAGCGTCATGCCACCGGCAAGGGCAACGCGCCGAAGGAGGCGATGATCGCGTCCGCGCGGGCCCGGGGCTTCAGCCCCGCCGACGACAATGAGGCCGACGCCATCGCGCTGCTGCTCTGGGCGATCGAGACGAACGGGGGTCTCGCATGAGGTGGCACCCCAAGGGCTACGGCGGCCATCGTCGGGATCCGGAACAGGTGAAGCGCGAGGGCTGGCGCGAGCAGGGTCTGCTCGCCGTCTCGCTTGAGGACGGACGTCTGACCTGGCCGGAACGCGAACTCGTCCGCCAGCTCGGCGAAAAGCTCTACGGGCCGCGCCCCTCCGACGAGGGAGGGCGCCATGGATAAGTGGACCCCGTCCCTCGTCGAGGCCCGTCTCGCCGAGGCGGCCTTTGTGCTCAAGCGCCTGCCCGAGCCGCGACGGCAGGGCTACTTCAGCACGTGGCCCGAGATCATCCACTCCTTCGCCGACAAGGTGGGCCAGGAGCCGAAGCCCATGCGGGTGCTGCCCTCGCCGCAGGCGATCAGCCGGATGGAGGAGACGCTGACCTGGACCGCGTGCCTCGACCCCGTCGACGGCAAGATCGTCTGGATGCGCGCGCATGGCGAGCGGTGGAAGACCATCTGCTGGACGGTCGGGCTGCAGCGCTCGGCCGCCCACCAGCACTGGCTCTACGGGCTCTGCGTCATCGCGCTGAGGCTCAACCGGCGGCGGTTCAACCGCAACCTGTCGAAGCGGAAGGTGATCGAGCTGGCCCGCGGCGCGTGATGGAGCGCAAGAGCGGGAAAGATGTGCGGCGGACACATTTCGACGGGACGAAAACGCCTCTCCCGGGGTAGAAAACGGGTATCCTCGGGAGAGGCGCGCGCGGGGACGCCTTGAAAGGCGGCGTTATAACGCATATTATAACGCGGGTGTTCACGGAGGCGCCGCCATGTCCAGCCTGAAGCTCACCAGCATCGGAAATTCCGTGGGGGTCGTCTTGCCGAAGGAGCTTCTGGCGAAGCTTCGCGTCGGCAAGGGCGACCGTCTCTATGCTGTGGAAACGCCGAACGGGATCGAGCTGACGCCCTACGACCCGGAGTTCGCGGCACAGATGGATCTCGCCGAAGAGATCATGCGCGAGGATCGCGACGTGCTGAAGAAGCTCGCTGAATGAGCGATCGGATCGCATGGGTGCGCCCCGACGTGGTCGAGGCCATCCACAACCGGCAGCTTGCCGAACATGGCGGCAGGCCGGGTATCAGGGGTCGCGGGGCGCTCGCTTCGGCCTTGCAGCGTCCGAAGGACAGGCTGGCCTATGCCGACCCGGCGCCGGACCTGGCCGAGCTCGCCGCGGCCTACGGGTTCGGCATCGCCCGCAATCATCCCTTCGTGGATGGCAACAAGCGCACGGCGCTGGTGGTGATGCGGCTCTTCCTGCGGCTGAACGGCGCCGACCTGGCGGCGTCGGCCGAGGAGAAATACGCCGCCACGATGGCGCTTGCCGCGGGCGAGATGGACGAGGTCGGTCTCGCGGACTGGCTGCGGCAGCGCCTCGTCGTCTAACCCCTTGAAACAACGGTTCCTTTCGGGCCGAAATCGTATGCTGGCGGGCTTGGCGCGGGATTTCGCCAGCGACAGGGCCGGATTTTTGGGAAGCCACCCGGAATCCGGATCCACCCTCGGCGTCGAAAAATCGTCGTAACATCAAATACATGACCGGCCGCGCGGGGTGGATACCCCGTGGATGCCGGAGTCCAGCACGCAAGCCGGTGGACTCCGCTTTGCCGGAATCCACCACCATTCACGGAACACCGCCCATGACGCTGAGCTTCGCCCCCGAGCGGATCGAGATGTGGCCGCTGTCAAAGCTCCAGCCCTACGCCAAAAACGCGAAGGTGCACGGGTCCGACCAGGTGGCGAAGATCGCCGCCAGCATGGCCGAGTTCGGCTGGACCGTGCCTTGCCTCGTGGGCGAGGACGGCGAGCTGATCGCGGGCCATGGCCGGGTGCTGGCCGCGACGCAGCTCGGGCTGACCGAGGCACCGGTGATCGTGCTGGGGCATCTGACCGAGGCGCAGCGGCGGGCCTATCGTCTGGCCGACAACAAGCTCACGGAACTCGGCGACTGGAACGAAGCCGTTCTTTCGGCGGAACTGCAGGATCTGCTCGCTGACGATTTCGACCTGTCGCTGGTCGGTTTCTCGGATGGCGAACTCGACAAGCTGCTGGCCTTCGATCCGGACGGGGTCGGTGAAGAAGAAGGCGGCGCCGGGGGCTCGGTGCCTCCGGTGACCATCCCCGAGCCGCCGCGTAATCCCGCATCGCGGATGGGCGACCTGTGGATCCTCGGTGATCATCGCCTGCTCTGCGGGGACTCGACCAACCATGAGGACGTCCGCCGCCTGATGAACGGCGAACGCGCGGTGCTGTTCGCGACCGATCCGCCGTACCTCGTCGATTACGACGGCTCGAACCACCCGACCCGCAACAAGGACTGGTCGGCCTCCTACGGCACGACCTGGGACGACAGCTCGCAGGGCGCGGAGCTCTACGACGGTTTCATCGCCGCCGCTGTCGCCGAGGCGATCACGGAGGATGCGGCCTGGTATTGCTGGCACGCCTCCCGCCGTCAGGCCATGCTCGAGGCCTGCTGGGAGAAAGCCGGCGCCTTCGTGCATCAGCAGATCATCTGGGTGAAGGACCGCGGGGTTCTCACCCGGTCGCATTACCTCTGGAAGCACGAGCCCTGCTTCATGGGCTGGCGCCGCCCGAACCGCCCGCCGAAGGTGGCCGAGCAGACGCTGCCCTCGACTTGGGAGATGCCGTCCTTCGCGAAGGACGAGCGCCCCGACCATCCGACGCCGAAACCGCTCGACGCCTTCGGGATCCCGATGCGCCAGCATGTGGCGCGCGGCGGGCTCTGCTACGAGCCGTTCTCGGGTTCCGGCTCGCAGATCATGGCCGGCGAGGCCAACGGCCGGCGCGTCTTCGCAATGGAGATCAGCCCGGCCTATGTCGATGTCGCCGTCGAGCGCTGGCAGGCCGAGACGGGCCGCGACGCGACCCTCGAAGGCGATGGTCGGACGTTCGCAGAGGTGAAGGCCGAGCGGCTGGGCGATACCGCCGCCACTGGGGCCGATGCCCCTGCCTGATGGCCGTCTACTACAACGATGCCGATCCCGCGGCCTGCGCATGGCTGCGGGAGCTGATCGCGGCCGGGTTGCTGCCGGACGGTGAGGTGGACGACCGGTCCATTCTCGAGGTGGAGCCCCCGGACCTGCACGGCTTCACGCAATGTCATTTCTTCGCCGGGATCGGCGGCTGGCCCTATGCGCTGCGCCTCGCGGGCGTCGCGGAGGACCTGTCCGTCTGGACCGGATCGCCACCCTGCCAGCCTTTCAGCCAGGCCGGGCAGCGCAAGGGACAGGACGATGACCGCCATCTCGCGCCAGCCTTCCTGCGGCTCGTCGCCGCCTGCCGACCGAAGCTCGTCTTCGGCGAGCAGGTCGCGAGCGCGGCGGTGCTCGGAAAGGTTGGCGGCACGGCTCGAACGGCAGCTGAAGGTTCGGCTGGCTGGGCGTGGTTCGACGCTCTGGCGGCAGACCTGGAAGCGGCATCTTACGCCGTCGCGGCGGCCGATCTGCCGGCTGCGGGCATTGGCGCGCCGCACATCCGCCAGCGACTGTTCTTCGGCGCCGTCGCTCTGGAACCGGGCGGGCTGGGCGACAGCCTCGGCGCGGGATCACAAGGACGGATCGGAATGCCGGGCGGTGCCGATCAATGCGCTGCTCGGCAGGCAGGTCTGGCTGGCGGGCTGGCCAACGGCGATGGCGGGTTCGCCCGCGACGGCAGCGTACAACGCGGCGGGCAACACGGATGCAAGCCGCAGGACGGTGAAGCTGGTCGACTGGTCGAAAGCGCCGACCCCAGCGGGACCGATGCGACGGACGGCGTCTGGCGAGATCCGGACTGGCTCCTCTGCAGGGATGGGAAGTGGAGGCCCGTTGAACCCGGAACATTCCCGCTGGCTGATGGGATACCCGGCCGCATGGGGCTTTTGCGGGGCTACGGCAATGCGATCGTGCCGCCGCTCGCGGCGGAGTTCGTGACGGCGTTTCTGGCGTGACGGCGTTTCTGGAGAGCCTAGGATGAAGCAGAGCCGCGCCATGTCGCTGGTCGAGGCGGTAACGAACGTCATCGTCGGCTACGTTCTGGCCATCGCCACGCAGATCGTCGTGTTCCCGTGGTTCGGGATCGAGACGGGCCTCGCGGAGCATCTGACCATCGGCCTCGCCTTCGTCGGCGTCTCGCTGGCGCGCGGCTACCTGCTGCGTCGCCTGTTCGAGGCGATCCGAATCCGGGGCGCGCAATGAAGAACCGCCGCCCGGGGTTGGACGGCGGCATCGGGTCCGTCGTGGTGTGCGGCGTCAGTCGTCAACGATCATGTAGGTCCTGCCGCGCCTCTCGACCTTCTCGGAGGTGATCGTCAGGCCCAGCTTCTTCCTGAGGACGCCCGACATGGCGCCCCGAACCGTATGCGGCTTCCATCCGGTGGCTTCGACAATCTCGTCGATGGTCGCGCCGCCTTCGGCGCGGAGCATCTCGATGAGGATTTCCTGTTTGGTGCCTTTCCGTCGCCGGACCGGGGTGGGCGGCGCGTCCGCCGGAGTCTCGTCCTGCGAGTCGGTGATCCCGAGGGCGCTGTAGGCGAGCGGGGTGGCGCGCAGCGTGATCGGGCCGCGCTCCTCGTCGTGCCGCCAGACGGTCTCGAGATCGGTCGCCGGGACCTCCTCGATCAGCCCGCGCTTCAGCAGGCTCTTGCAGACATTGCCGACGGCGCCGCCCTTGAGGCTGGCGGTGACGGGGAAGATGGACCCGTCCTCGCGCGCGCAGGCGGTGGAGAGGATGACGGCTTGGGCGTCGGAAAGCTGGATCTGGGTCATGGGGTCGTCTCCTTCATCGGGGCCGCGACCGTCGCGACCCTTCCACGACCCCAAACCGCGCCTCGGCGCGGCGGGAGTTCCGGCAACGCCGGGGATCATTCGTTGGGCGCGTCCTCACCGAAGGCGAAGGCCGTGATCTCGGCGAGCCGCTCGGCGATGTGGCCGAGGCTGCCGACATGGCTCCAGTTCACCTCGTCCGGGCCGACGTTGAAGTGGTCGTCGCTGAGCGCCTGCAGGCGGGCGAGCATCTCGTCGATCTCGGCCTTGCGCGACACGAAGGCGGCGAGCGCAGCTTCGCGGTTGCGCCGGGCCTTCTCGGCGCGGAGTTCATGGCGCGGGGTGGCGATCGGGTTCGGGCGGGTCATGGCTGGCTCCGGGTGAGTCGCATCGTCCTTGTGATCGGACGTTCGCTCCACGCGCCCCCCTTATCAAGCAGATAAGCAACTGACTTTGAATGATAATCGGAGCGCGCCATGAAGGGCATGAGCGAGCGCCAGTATGCCACCCGCGTCGGGCTGTCGCGCGGCGCGATCCAGAAGGCCAAGGCGACGGGACGGCTCGTCCTGCACGAAGATGGCAGCATCGACGCGGAGGCGTCCGACAGGCTCAGGGCCGAGACGACCGATCCGTCGAAGACCAGGAAGGCGCCGAACGAGCAGAGGCTGAAGCCCGTCCCCGAGGCGGCGGTGTCGGCGGTTGGCGACACGCTGCGGGAACAGGGTCTCGCCGCCCCCGCGACCGGCGGTGGCACGACCTTCCTGCAGGCGAAGACGGCGCATGAGGTGCTGAAGGCGCAGGAGCGGCGCATCCGGCTCCAGAAGCTCAAGGGCGAGCTCGTCGACCGCGCCCGAGCGGAAACGCTCGTGTTCCGCCTCGCGCGCGAGGAACGCGATGCCTGGGTAAACTGGCCGGCGCGGGTGGCCGCGCTGATGGCGGCGGAGTTGGCGGCCTCAAGCAGCGAAGCGGGAGGCCACGAGGTGACCATCGAGACGGCGGCCATGCAGAAGGTTCTGGAGGCCCATGTCCGCGCCCATCTCGAGGAACTCGCCCAGACCCGGATCGCCCTCTGAGGAGATCGCGCAGTTCGACGGGGCGGAGGCGCTGCTCCGGGCCTGGGGCCGCGGGCTCACGCCCGACCCCTGGCTGACGGTCTCGGAGTGGGCCGACAGGCATCGCTGCCTGAGCTCGAGGGCGAGTGCGGAACCGGGCCGCTACCGGACGGATCGGACACCCTACATGCGCGCGATCATGGACGCGCTCTCGCCCGGCCATCCGGCGCAGCGGGTGGTGTTCCAGAAGGCCGCACAGGTCGGGGCGACGGAAGCCGGCAACAACTGGATCGGCTTCGTGATCCACCACGCGCCGGGGCCGATGCTCGCGGTCCAGCCGACGGTGGAGCTCGCCAAGCGCAACTCGCGCCAACGGATCGACCCGCTGATCGAGGAGAGCCCGGCGCTGAGGGAACGCGTCCGGCCCGCCCGCGCCCGCGACAGCGGCAACACGCAGCTGTCGAAGGACTTCCCCGGCGGCGTGCTGGTGATGACCGGCGCGAACTCGGCGGTGGGGCTGCGCTCGATGCCGGCGCGCTACGTCTTCCTCGACGAGGTGGACGCCTATCCCGCCTCGGCCGACGAGGAAGGCGACCCGGTTGGGCTCGCCGAGGCGCGCTCGCTGACCTTCGCGCATAGGCGCAAGGTCTTCCTGGTCTCGACGCCCACGATCCGCGGCGTCAGCCGGATCGAGCGCGAATACGAGGCGTCCGACCAGCGCCGCTTCTTCGTGCCGTGCCCGCATTGCGGCGCGATGCAGTGGCTGCGGTTCGAGCGGCTGCGCTGGGAAAAGGGCAGACCGGAGACGGCGGCGTACCACTGCGATGCCTGCGAGGAGCGGATCGAGGAGCACCACAAGACGGCGATGCTGGCGGCAGGTGAGTGGCGGGCCACCGCAGAGGCCCACGATGCGCGGACGGTGGGGTTCCATCTCTCGGCGCTCTATTCGCCGCCGGGGTGGAAGAGCTGGGCCGACATCGCGCGGGACAAGGAGACGGCGGCGGGGTCCGACGAGGCAGAGCGGGTGTTTCGCAACACGGTGCTCGGGGAGACCTGGATCGAGACGGGCGACGCGCCCGACTGGCAGCGGATCGCCGAGCGGCGCGAGGACTGGCCGGCGGGCACGGTGCCGCACAAGGGTCTGTTCCTGACCGCCGGCGCCGACGTGCAGAAGGACCGGATCGAGGTCGATGTCTGGGCCTGGGGCCGTGGGCTGGAAAGCTGGCTCGTCGATCATGTCGTGATCGAGGGCGGGCCGGCGCGCCCGGAGAGCTGGGAGGCGCTGACCGACTTGCTCGGCCGCAGCTGGCGGCATGCCGGCGGCGCGGAGCTGGGGCTGGCGCGGCTCGCCATCGACACGGGCTACGAGACCGCGGCGGTTTACGCTTGGGCGCGCTCGGTCGGCTTCGCGCAAGTGGCGCCGGTCAAGGGGGTCGAAGGCTTCAACCGGTCCAGTCCCGTCTCCGGGCCGACCTATGTCGATGCGACCGTCTCGGGCAAGCGCCTGCGCCGCGGCGCGCGGCTCTGGACGGTGGCGGTGCCGACCTTCAAGGCCGAGACCTACCGCTTCCTGCGGCTGGCGCGGCCGACGGCGGAGGAACTGAGCGAGGGCGCGGCGTTCCCGCCCGGGACGGTGCATCTGCCCGGCTGGGCCGACACCGAGTGGATCCGGCAGCTCGTGGCCGAGCAGCTGGTGACGGTGCGCAACCGGCGCGGCTTCGCGAAGCTCGAATGGCAGAAGCTCCGCGAGCGCAACGAGGCGCTCGATTGCCGGGTGTATGCCCGCGCCGCCGCCTGGATCGCCGGCGCCGATCGCTGGGGCGAGGCGACATGGGCCGACCTGGAGGAGCAGGTGGGCATCAAGGGAACGGAACCGGACCGGGCCGAGGGGCAGGCGCCCGCGGGCCGGATCCACCGCACACCGGGGCGGCGCGCGCGGCGCGTCTTCCGCTCGAGCTACATGGGGTGAGCCATGCTTGTCGATGACCTGATCGCCCGGCGCGAGGCGCTGCTCGAGGCGCGCTATCGCGGCGTGCGCACCGTCGAGGTGGAGGGACGGCGCATCACCTATGCCACGGACGCCGAGATGGCCGCGGCGCTTGCCGATATCGAACGCCGCATCGCCGATGCCAGTGCCGGCCGGCGCCGGCGCATCGTGCGGGCCACCGCCAGCAAGGGGCTCTGAATGCGGCGCGCGCTCGGCCATCTGCGCCGGCAGATCGGCGCCCTCGTCGGCGGCTTCGATGCCGGCCAGGGCGGGCGGCGGCTGCGGCACTTCCAGCCCTCGCGCGCCCATCTCAACACGCTGGTCGCGGCGGCGGGCGCCGACATCACCGCCCGTGCGCGCTGGCTCTCGCGCAACAACGGCTATGCGGTCAACGCCGTCGAAAGCTGGGCCGGCAACGTGGTCGGCGCCGGGATCAAGCCCTCCTCGCTCATCGCCGATGCCGATCTGAAGGCACAGGTCCAGCGGCTCTGGCTCGACTGGACCGACGCGGCGGACGCCGAGGGCTTGACCGACTTCTACGGGCTGCAGCGGCGTGCCGCGCGTGAGGTGTTCATCGCGGGCGAAGTGTTCTTCCGCTTCCGCCCGCGCCGGCCAGAGGACGGGCTGTCGGTACCCCTGCAATTGCAGATGATCCCCTCGGAGATGCTGCCGCTCACCCGCAACGACCCCTTGCCCGGCGGCGGGGCGATCAGGCAAGGGATCGAGTTTGACGCCATCGGCCGGCGCGTCGCCTATCACTTCCTGCGCCGCCATCCGGGCGACGTGACCGATCCGGGGCTGGCGGGCGAGACCGTGCGGATCCCCGCCTCGGAGATCGTGCATGTGGTCGATCCGGTCGATGCCGGGCAGCTCAGGGGCGTGTCGCGCTTCGCGCCGGCGGTGGCGAAGCTGTTCCTCCTCGACCAGTATGACGATGCCGAGCTCGACCGGAAGAAGGTCGCGGCGATGCACGCGCTCTTCATCACCACGCCGGCGCCGGCCGAGGCGTTCGATGCGGCCGAGAGCGACGAGGACGGCGCGCGGGTGCTCGACCTGCAACCGGGCAGCGTGACGATGCTGGCGCCCGGCGAGGAAATCCAGACCTCGAGCCCCGCCGATGTCGGCCAGACCTACGAGCCCTTCCAGTATCGCACGCTCCTGCAGGTCTCGGCCGCGCTCGGGGTGCCGTACGCCTACCTCACCAACGACATGGTGCGCGCCAACTACTCGAACTCG